CTGCGGCAGCGGCCACAGCGCCATTTGACCGAGATGATCGGCCAGCCAGTCGGCCACCAGGGCATCGGTCTGCCGGGCGTTGCCCACCTTGTAGGTGAGCCAGCGCCGAGGAACGCGTCGGCGTGCCTGCCGGGATTCGTTGCCACTGGCCAGCCGCGTGACGCTGGTCTGCCACTCCAGCCGTTCGACGAGGGGCTCCATCCAATCATGACGGAAGGCAAACACGCCGCGTTGCGCATCCGGCCAAGGCTGGTCGCCAAAGGCATCCATACCGGTGGCGACGATGGCGCTTGAGGCCGTGTCCCGGCGTAACACTTCGACCAGAAAGATCGGCGCATCGATGGGTGGCCAGGGGCCCGCCAAGGATTCCGCCAGCAGGCTGGCCGTCAGATTGGGCGGCAGCGGAGCGACAGCTGTTTCCGGCGTGAAGCTGGCTGCGCTCGCCCCGAAGGTGGCGCGCGAGAGCACTTCACCCTGGAAGGTGGGCAGTTCGCTCCCCGGCATCGGCTTGCTAGAAACCTCCGCAATGTCTTGAACGACGACACGCTCCGTCATGCCGACTCCAGGCCGAACTCAGCGGCATTGAAGGCGGCCTCCGTCCACTGCACGTTGCCGTTCGGATTGCGCTCGAACAGCGTGCTCTGCCACGCCAGTTGCTCCTGCAGGACGATGTCGGTGCTGACGGCGCTCTGCGCACCACTGACCACGAGTCCTTTGACCTTGCCCAGCCCCGCGTCGGTCTTGCGCGCCAGCATGGTCAGTTGCACACCGTAGATGGCGGGCGTGGCCATCACCGGCAGCGGCTCGACATCGAAGGACTGGCGCAACCCCACGTTCGGCGCATTGATCGCCGTAGCTTCGTCCTCGTCGCTCACTGCTTCCCATGCGGCGGTACCGACCGGGCTTGCCGTCCACTGGTTCAAGCTGCCATCGGCCTGTGCCTGCAAGGCATCGACGCGCACATCACCGAGAAAGGTGTTGTTGATCGTGCCGCTGGTATCGGCGATGTAGAGGTCGTCGACGTCGATGGTCAGCGGGCAGTTCTGGCCGGGCACTGCACCCACGAATGCCGTGAGCAGTTGGCCGCCGCCCTGAATGGTGTTCTGCGCGGTCATCTGGATGGCGAGGATGCCGTTGACGCGTACCGATAAGACACCGTTGCTCGTGCCTTGGGTGACCTGCAACTCGATGTAGTGCCAGCCGCGTGCTGCCGCCGTGGCGACCGAGGTCGAGATCAACTGGTCGTAGCCGTACTGCCAACGGTAGAGCTTGAGCCGACCGTCATCGCCGATTTTGACGAGATGCGCGACCTGCGCGTTGGCGTCACGCACGCCCAGCAGCACGGGCTCGACCCCCGTGTTCTCGAACGGCACCACGCGAATGGCCGCTCCGACGATCAGGCTGGTCTTGGTGGCGTCGAGGTTCTTGACATAGCCGCCACCCGAGCCTTCCGGCAAACGCAGCGCATAGGAGGACGGGCGGCGGCCATTGATCCGGATGGCCTGCGGCGACAGATACGCTGCCTTGCCGCGCGCCAGCCACGGATCGCCAAAGCTGTCCACGGCCTGCGGGTCGTAGTGATCGAAACCGTCGATGAAGAGCAAGGCCATGGCTTATCCCTGGAGTGCGGCGCGCACCGCGCGGGCGTTGCGGCCGATGATGTTGAGGATCACCCGCTCGCCGGCGGGCGTTTGCAGGTGGTCGTGGGTCACGCCCGGATCGACCGCGTTGACGATGCGCACGGACTGATTCATCTGTGGCTGCGCGGGTGGCACTTTCACCTCCGGCACCAGCCCGCCCGCTGCGAAGGCCAGTTCGCCGCCCTTGAAACGTGGGCCTGCCGACAAGCCGTTGAGCGAGTCGAGGAAGGCCACGCCGACTTGGCGCACGGCAGCCGCCCGCACCACGTATTCGCCCGCCGACAGACGCGCCGGGATCGAATCGCTGGTGGCCGTGCCCGCGCCCGACACCAAGCCACCGGCGGCAAACTTCTTCACATTGCCCAAGAGCGCCATGACGGCGGCGACCATCGCCACCATGGCGGCAATCGCCAGCCCTGGGCCAACCACCGGGATCGAGGCCTGCGACGCCGCCGCACCGGCTCCCGCCTTGGCCGCATCCATCGACACCACGGCGGTGGTTTCCGCCGACTTCTGCGCGAGTTTGGCGGCGCTGGCTGCCGCATCGGCGGTCTGCTCCTGCTGGATGAAGCCGAGCTTCAATGCCAGCATCCGCGCCTGCATGGCCACCCACTGCTGGAAGGGCTGCAGCACCATCTGCTGCAAGAAGGCCTCGGCGATGCTGCGGAAGATGTTCGACAGCGCCTCGCGCAGGCTTTGCGCGCCGGTGATCACGCCCTGCAACGCGCTGCTGAAGCCCTCACCAATTTGGTTCCACACTGGGGCCAGTGCATCGGTGACCAACCGCGTGCGCTCCAGCTCGTTGCGCCACGCCTGCACGCGAATCACCGCCTCCGGCCCGATGGCCTGCGCGGCTTGCTGCATGGTCGGCAACAATCGCTCCATCTCGGTGGCCGATTGCTGTTGCAGGGCCACGATCTGCCCACGCGCCTGTGCTTCGGTGAGCAGCCCTGCCTGTTGCTGGGTCTGAATGGCCTCCTGCGCATTGCGCAGCCGTTCGGTGACCTGCCGCCACTGAGCTTCGAGCGCCGCCAGATTGGCCAGCGCGGCCTTCACATCGATCAGCCGGTCAACGAGCGACACGCCGTCGGCGTCGCTCTCCGCCAGCAGGCGCGCGCGCAAGTCCCGATAGCTTCGCTCGATGGCCGCGCGGCGGTCGGCATCGGTCGCCGTGCCGGTGATTTGCGCCAGTTCCTCACGCGCCTGCGCCAGCGCATCGGCCAGCTCACGCTCGGCTTGTGCCGCCTTGCGCGCATTGGCCTGCTCGATGTCCGTGCGCCGGTTGTTGAGCGTGATGAGGTCGGCTTCCGCCTTGGCGACCTCGGCCTTGGCTTTGAGGCGCTCGTTCTCCGACTTGCCACCGACAGCCATCTGTTGGCTGCGGGCCAGCTCCTGCTGCTTGCGGGCAATTTCGGCATCGAGCTCGCGCTGTTCGATGGCGGTTTTCTGGGTGTAGTAATCGCGCACCGAGACCAGACGGTCTTCGAGCGCGGCATCCAGCGCAGTTTGTTGCCGGGTCAGACCGTCCTTGAGCAGGGCGAATTCGGCGTCCAGCTGCGCTTTCATCAGCGTGGTTTGCGCGCCGGTCGTGTCCTGCGCAGGCTTGGCGGCCTTGGGCTTGGTCAGGCGTTGAAGCAGTTCCGGATCGGCCTGGATCTTGGGTGCCTTGACCTCGATGGGCTTGGGGTCAAACAGACTGTCACGGAAAGACGCCAGTTCATCCAGCCGCTTGATCAGGCTGCCCTTGAGGTCGGCAATGATGGCGCGGGCAGCCGAGGTGTTGCCCTTGAGCGCTTCCACAGCGGCGGCGACACCCGCGCCAATGGCTTCGCCCAAGGCGACGAAGGCCTTGCCGACGGTGGCGGCACCGAGCGCCAGGGTCTTGAGCACCAGCACCACGCCGTCCAGGATCGCGCGCAGCGTGCCGCCTTGCTTGGCCGACTCGACCATGCCGCCGGCCATGTCGTTGAGGGCGGGCAGCAAGGACGCGATGATCTGGTTGCCGATGCTCTGGGTGGCCAGATGTAACTTGTCGAGCGCGTCGTTGAAGTGGCCCGCCTGCGCCGCCGTTTCGCTGCTCATCTGCACGCCCAGCGCCTGCATCTCGGCGGCCAGCTCCTCGATGCCGTCGCGCCCCTGATTCAGGAACGGGATCAGCTCGGTGCCAGACTTGCCGAACAATTGCACGGCCAGCGCGGTTTTTTCCGCGCCGTCGGGCATGGCTTTGAAGCGTTCGGCCAGATCGAGCAGCACGGCATCGGTGGCGCGAAGCTGGCCGTCCTGGTTCTTGAACTCGACACCCACCGCCGCAAAGTTGCGCGCGGCATCTTCCGACCCGGTCGCAGCTTCCAGCATCGTGGTGGACAGCTTGCGCAGACCCTTCTCGAACGATTCGCCGGACACACCGGATTGCTCCGCCGCCGGCTTCCAGACCGACAGAGTCTCGACACTGACACCGACACGTTGCGACATCTCGTCCAGCGCATCCCCGGTGTCGATGGCCGATTTGACCATCGCGGTCAGACCGGCCACGGAGACAGCCACCCCGAGGTTGGCCAGCACGCCGCTGACGCTTCGGGCCGCATCGGCCAGCCCACCTAAACCGCGCTGGATCGAGTCGAACGCGGCCTTGGTCTGGTCGACGGCGCTGATCAGGATTTGCGCGCGATTGCTTGCCATCAGACTTTGTCCAGTTCTTGTTGAATCGCCCGCGCCAAGCCAGGCAATGCGCGCTGCACGTTCCCCGCAAGATTCAACCGTCGTTTGAGATCGACGCGCTTCACCAGTACGGCAATCGGAATCTCCTGGCCGCGCTGCAGGCGCTTGACGCCACTGCGCTGCCGCTCGGCGCGTTTGAAGCGACCCAGTTGCGATGCGTTCTCTTTGATGTTCTCGGCCATCAGCAGCACGCGACGGTTCTTCTCGATGAAGAAGGCATTGCCCGAGCGCATCAGGCCATCGATGACCGCCTTGAAGCGCTTCGGGCCGATGCGACCGGGCAGCAGAGGGATTAGCAGATTGCCGCTCACGGTGCCGCCTTGGGTGTGGATGCCCAGCCAGGGGATCCGGCTGCCCACCCACAAGGCCGGCAAGAGATCCGGCTTCTTGTCGAACACCTTCACGCCCATCGAGGCGACGAAGCTCGCGCGCTTGACGCTGAAAGCACTGAACATCGCCGAGCGCGCCGCATCCCGCACCTCGCGCCCGCCCGATTGCATGCCGCGGGCGACGGCGGTATGGATGGCGCGACGCCGCTCGCTGCCCCACGCCGCCAACTGGCGCGGGTCCAATAGCCCGGTGGTGGTGAGCGAGAGACGCATGGGTCAGTCCTTGAGCAGATCGCGTTGCAGTTGTTCGATGTCACGCTTCTCGCCTTGGGCTGCCACGGCATGGATGCCGAGCCACTGGGCCAGTTGCTGCCGTTCGATCTGTCCGTCGGCATCCAGAAAGGCTTGCGCCTGCGTGAGTGTGTAGGCCATCACGTCGCCCAGGCGGTGACCGGCGCGGATCAGGCGGGCGACGGCGCAGTCCCAGCCGAGGTCGTTAGTGAGCGCAGCGTCGGGGCGAGTCGCTGGGCCGCGCCTTGAATCGCCGGAACGACGTGCGCCACGAAAAAATCCGCGTTCACCTCGAACACGGCGGCGGCCAGTTGCACGGCGTCCTCCAACGACAGGTCGTTGATCCACGCGCGCTCACGCCGGGTGGTGATCGCCAGCAAATCCAGCACGGCATCGCCGTGCCGTCCCAGCAGCGCCATCCAGTCCGGATCACTGGTGATTTCCTCGGCCAGCGGGCGCGTCACGGCCAGCAGCCGTGGCAACTCACCCAGCCGGATCGGCGTCAATTCCAGCGCGGTACCGGACAGCGTCACCACCTTCGGCGTCGGCGGAAAGGTCTGGAAGTCGGTGCTCGTATCGCTCATCTCCCACCCCTTACATAAGCACCATGCGCCCAAACTGCCCGAGATCGCCGCCGACGGGCTTGGTCAGATCCGCCAGTACCTGGCCCGACAGCTCGAACTTGAGCAAGTCGTCGGTGATGATCGAGAGTTCCTTGGCCGGGTTGATGGCCACGCGGTAGAGATCGATCACCACCTCGCGGTTGCCGTCGGCGGTGTTGAGCCCCTCGAAGCGAATCCAGCGCTCGGGCAGGGGCTGGGTGAACATCGCCGTGCTCTGTGCCGCGCCATAGGCGTAATCCACCGTGAAGGGCTCGGTGTACGGGCCGCCGGTGGTGGCGTCCAGGATCACGACCGAACCATGGCGGGCGTTGATCTGGTATTGCGCCGGCGGCAGCGTCTTGGGTGTGGCGCCCGAGTCCTGGATTTGCACCGCCGAGACGTTTTGGTGCGCCAGCGGATACAGGCTGCCGACCGTGACCGGGTTGGGCAGCAGTTCACCGGTCACCGTGCCAGGGGTAATCGTGGTCGTGGTGCCGTAGAGCGCCAGCGCCAGATTGGTGGCGATCAGCTCTTCCAGCGTGCAGGCGAACTCGCCTTTCTTGGTCTTGATGAGCTGCAGGTCGGTCAGGCGCTGACCCGACTGCGCTTCCTGGTGCTCGATGGTGTCCACCGACAGCGACACCTTCAGTTCGGGTACGTTGCCGACGAAGGTCAGTCCTGCTGGATTGCCGAGGTCATCGCGTGCGCCGATGTAGACGCGGCCTTGTCCGGAGAAGTAAGCCATGGTCAGTCTCCTTGGTTGGTGCCGGACGTGACATCGCGGCGGGTGGGTTTGTTGTCAGCGGCAGGCGCAGCCGCCTTGGCAACGCCCTGTGCGATCAGCCAACGCGCGCTGGCGTCATTCAGATCAAGGCGATCACCCACGGCGAGGCCCTTGCCTGCGTGGGTATGGGGTTTGAGAAGTTCGATGTGCATGGATTCATCCTGTTCGGGTGAGGTCGATGGCATGGGTGCGGTAGCGGATCTCGTAGCGCGCCGGCAGCAGCACGGCCCCGGCGTCAGCGTCCTCGGCTTCCCACTCGGCGTCGATCTCGCGCACGGCGATGGCCAGACCGCCCAGATTCGGGTCGGCGAGCAGGGCCGCATGGGCCGCAGTGAGCAGCCGGTCGGCGACGTCGAAGGCATCCGCACCGCGCGCCACCACGGCAAGCCGGACAGACAGTTGCCGGTCGACCAGATGGTTGGCGTGGGCAGTGATGCTGTCGCCATCGACGAACAGCAGCAGCGCTGGACTGGCCTCGCGGGTGACCGGCACGGCCGGCATGCGCAGCACCGGTGTCGGGGCAATCGCCGACGACAGGCGTGCGATGACCTCCCGCAAGAGGCGCTCGCGGACGGAGTTCATGGCAGTACGTGCCGGGCCGCCCCAAACGTACTGCGCCCCCTCGGGGGGCAGCGAACGAAGTGAGCGTGGGGGTGGTTCACATGGGTTCCTCAGAGTTGGGAGAGCGAGGCGCGACGCTCGGAGCCGTCGCCGATGGCACGCACGTCGCGCACCTGATAGGTGTTGCCTGCCACCTCGACCGTGTCCCCGGCGGCCAGCGTCAGCCAGGACGCCGGGTAGTCGATCTGGTAGTCCCGCGACAGTGCAAAACCATCCAGCACGGTTTCGTCGGGGGCCCGGAAGGCGCAGTGCACGGTGCTGCCCGCCACCGTGACGGCGGTCAGCAGTCCGGCATGGCGGGCTGCCTCGTACAAGGTCGCGACGTCCATCAGGCTGCAACGAGCTTGATCAGCACGCCTGGGCGGTGGCACATCGGCAGCGGGTTGCTCTGCGTGTGCAGATCGGTGCCCCGGTCGAACTTGCGCGGCTCCTGCTTGGCATACAGCGGCTGGCCGAGGGTGTTGACGGTCTCGTTGAAGTCCGCCGGCGCGAAGTAGGTCGCGAAGGTGTCCACCGTGCCGACCGGGAAGGCATGGGCTTCCCCTGCGGCGATGAAGCGGCGCGTGCCCAGCGTGCCATCGTCTTTCACATAGGATGCTTGCCCACGGTATTCCTCGAAGGTGATGCCGCTGTAGCTGAAACCCGAGCGCATGTCGTTGATCAGCACTGCACCCTGCTGCCAGTTCTGGTAGGCGGTCTTGACCTCCTTGTGGGTGGTCAGCGCCCGGAAGAACTCGGTCGAGCACAGCACATGCACGCCGGTCGAGAACTCGCCCGCAAGGCCATCCTCCATCAGGCCCAGCAGTTCCAGACAGGCCGTCTTGATTTGCCCGTTGTCGGCCGCCGTCGAGAACTCGAAGGACACCGATGGCGGGGTGATGTCGAACTCGTCGAACAGATCGACGAGTTCACTGCCATCGGCGTCGAGGATCTTGCCCTTGAGCGCGCCCATGCGCAGATGCTCCAGGGTGATGGCGTGCTTGTTGCGCATGGTCTCCAGATGGCGGGCCATGACACCGCCGAGGGCTTCCATCTCGGTTTCCGAGCCGAAGGCGCGCAGGCCTTGCACTTCCTCGGGCAGCACCACGTCGTCGTGGGGGATGTGCGGGATCACGAAGGAGCGCAGCTTGCGTTTGCCCCGTTCACCCACCGTGCCGGGCGAGCCGGGCGGCCGGGTGGGCAGCAGGTTCAGACGACCGGCGTATTCCTCGACGAGGATCTGCCGGGTGCGCACCGGCCTGGCCGGGAACAGGTTGAGTTGCTCCAGCCGCCCATAGCGGTTGGGCAGGAGGTTGATGGCGGCCGTGAGGCTCGCCATCGAGAAGCCGGGGTTGTCGAAGGGATTGAGCATGTCGGGACTCCAGAAACAGCAAACCCGCCGGCGGCGGGTCGTGCGGGGTGGGATCGGGGGTGTCGGTCAGACGCTGTCGCGGACCAGGATGCCGCGCACTTCCAGTTGGGCGACGGCGGCGGCTTTTTGCGCGGCCGTGATACCGGTGGGCCAGACCAATGCGCCGCGCGCGACGATGGCGTGACGGGCGATCAGGATGGCGTCCTCGCGGTCGATCAGCGTCGCATCGACGTCATTGCCGAGCACGCCCACGGCGGTTTCCGTGCCGTCCGTGGCGCTCGGGTCGAGGGCCTTGAGCTTGGCGGTAGCCGTTTCGCGGCCCACCACGGTGCCCAGTGACAGATTCTGCGCGGCCGCGACGGTGTCCTGGTCACGCGAGTAGAGATTCGGCGCTTCGTACTTGAGCAGGTCGCCGAGATTTTTGGGTTGAGCGACTGTGGACATGGCTTACTCCTTGGCGGTGAGCTTCTTGACGGCAGCGACCACCGGACTGTTTTCCGGGTGCTGGCTGGTTCCTGCCTCGGCGGTGATGCGCGAGGCGATTTCGGGTTGGTCGGCACGGGCGTCGAGCAAGGCGCGACGCACCTGCGCTTCCGAGAAGCCTGCTGCGAGGAATTCCGCCGTGCGTTGGGACTGGCCCGCGATCAGGCACAACTCCGCAATGGCCTGCGCCTGGGCGCGACCGCAGGCGTTGGACGGCGTCAGAGCGGCTTGGGCTGCAGGCGTCGGCTGCGGATCGGTGTCGGGCTGCGGCGGATCGCCTTGCGGATCGGCCTCGGTCGGATCAAGGGCGGTGTCTTCGTGCTCGTCTCTGGGTTCGGTCATGCTGTTCTCCAGGGTGAACGGTTTGCTTTGGGGCGGGTTTGAAATGGATTGAGTGGACAGGCTTCGCTTGGATGCACGGGCGCTGCCGGGCTGCGCCAAGCGCTGCTTGGCCGCCAACGCCTCGGTGAACTCGGTCAGCACCGCATCGAGCGGCATCACCGCGTCGGCGAGGCCTGCGGCCACCGCCTGATCGCCGTAGAACAGCCCCGCCTCGGTGGCGCGCACGGCATCCGGGTCGAGGCCGCGCATCTGTGCGACCTGATGCACGAAGATGTCGTAGAGGCGATCCACCTCGGCCTGCAACGCAGTGGTGGCCTGCGGGCTGAGGGGCTCGTGCGGCGAGAAATCGTTCTTGTGGCTGCCCGCGAAAACGGCGGTGTAGTGCAGGCCGTCTTTGGCGTCCTTCACCGACTGGTCAACGTGCAGCGCGATCACGCCGATCGACCCGACGCCAGCGGTCTGCGACAGCGTCAGGCGCTGACAGGCCGCCGCGATGGCATAAGCCGCCGAGTAGGCGGCATCGTTGGCGTGCGCCCAGATCGGCTTGATGGTGCTGGCGGCGCGGATGCGCTCGGCCAGTTCGAACACGCCCGAGGCCTCGCCGCCGGGCGAATCCATATCGAGCAGGATGCCCGCCACCTGCGGGTCGGCCAGCGCGGCGTCCAGGCGGGCTTCGATCTCGCCGTAGGACATCAGGCCCGAGGCGGCTTCGATGCCCATCGAACGCCGGACCAGCGTGCCGACCACCGGGATGACGGCAATGCCCGCCGGAGCCGATGTGGCGCTTTGGCGCGGCATGGGCAGCGGCATCGCCATGTCCAGATCGGGCAAGCCGATGCGGGAACCCAACACGGAAAGGATCACGTCGAGTTTGGGACGCGCAATGAGGAGCGGCGTCCCAATGATCCGGGACGCCAGATGAACGAGTTGCATGTCAGTTGCCTTGTGGGTCTTGCGGCACGGCCACCGTGGCGGCCGCATTCGCGGCGTTCGGAGGGGCCTTGTCATGACGCGGGTCGGAGTCAAAGACCAGACCAAGCGCATCGGCGCGCTGGTTGTCGGCGGCGATCTCGCGGTCGATGTCCTCGGCGTCGTAGCCGAAGGCCGAGATGGCTTCCGAGCGAGACAGCAGCCCGGCGCGAATGGCGGTCAGCATCGCGTCGAATTCCTTCTTGGGATCGACCCACTGCCAGCCCTGTGGAATCCACTTGGCGGCGAAGTAGTCGCGCTTCTTCTCGCTGAACTGCGGCAGCGCCAGAGCACCCTCCAAAACGGCTTGCTCCATCCATGCCCGCCAGATCGGGCGGCATAGCTGGTGGACGATCACGCCATGCTGGATGGCCTCGCAGCGGCGGCGAAACTCCAGCAGCCCGGCCCGGATCGACGAGTAGTTCACTTGCGTCAGGTCGCCGGTCAGCATCTCGTAAGTGATGCCCATCGCCGCTGCCACCGCCCGGAACTGCATGCGCAGGAATTCGGCGTAGCTCGCGCCCACGTCGGCGGGCTGGCTGAACTTCACATCCTCGCCGGGCTCCAGGATCTGCAGCGTGCCCGGCTCCAGCCCGGCCAATGCCGCACCGCTGGCATCCGGGAGGCCTTCACCCATCAGGTTGTCCTCGGGGGACAGACGCGTGATGAAGCCCGCGAACATCGCGGCGGTTTTCTTGCGCACGAGCTCGGCGTCGTCGTACTGGTCGAGTTCGTTGAGCTTGACCAGCGCCCGGGCCAGCCACGGTTCACCCCGGATCTGTCCGGGCCGCAAGGGACGAAACAGGTGGATGATTTCGCTGGCCGGAACGCGCACCGTCTCCATCCCGCCCGTGCCCGACATCGGGGCCAAAGCACCATCGTTCGGATGCGAGCGGTACAGGTGGTAAGCCACCCGCCGTCCGAGCTTGTCGAACTCGATGCCCGCACGGATGACGTTTCCGGAAGCCAACTCCTGATTCAGCGTGGCTGGCAGGTGTTCGGGTTCGAGCAACTGCAACTGCAGTCCCACCGGCAGGCCGTCCTCCGGGCGCCGATAGCGCAGCCGCACCAGACATTCACCGCCCTCACACATGGCGCGACAGGCCAAGGCCTGCAGGCCGTAGAAATCGGTGAGCCCCGCCGCATCGGCCTCCTCGCACCAGTCCCACCACAGGCTGTGTATCGCCTCGCGCAGCGCCTGATCGACCACCATGCTCTGCGGCTTGATGCCGGTGCCGATGGCGTTCGAGACAAAGGCTTCGACGCCTGCCGCTGCCCAGGCATTGCGGCGGACCAGATCGCGGCTCTTGGCGCGCAGTTCGTTCTGGGTGAATGCCAGTGCGGCGACGGCACCGGGATTGCCGACCTGCCACGCCAAGGCGCGACGGCCGCCACCGATGCCGTCGTAAAGCGGCGTGCCGCCGAACAGACGACGGCGAACCTGGGACAGCCAACCCATCAGAACCCCTTGCCCGTGGTGACGCGGATCTGCCGAGGCGCACCGGGCCACAGCCCGGTGTCCACGGCCTGCTCTAAGAGGTCGCGCTTGACCGCCGCAATGGCGGCCTGGAGTTCATCGACGCTGCGGTATTCGACGGTCTTGTCGCCGAAGCTCACGCGCTTCTCGCCTTTGGCGAGCGCCGCTTCCAGCGCGTCGAGGTGTGCTTGGGTGTGGGCCATCAGCGGAACACCGTGAGGTTGATTTCGGTGGAGTCGTCGAACGATGCAGACGCGGTGGCGCAACTGATGTCAACGTACTGAGCGGTCTTCTGGTCGGTGCTGGATCGCACGATGGCAATGCGCTGCGTGCCGCTGTTGGTGCTGCTGCGGGCCAGCGCCGTCCAGCAATAGCTGGCGTCGGGCATGGCAGTGGCGAAGGTCACGCGGTAGCGCCCCGCCGCCGTCCGGGTCACGCTGACCACGTTGTGCGATGCGCGCACGACGACCTGGTTGCCGACATAGCCGAAACACACCCACGCCCGGGCCACGCCGGGGTGGCTGGCGTCGATCTTGGTCTTGACCTCGAGGCCGACACGACTGGCGAGCGCACTGATGCGCGATGCGAGACTCATCAGACCAGTGCCCCTTCGAATACGGCAACGAAATCGGTGTCGGTATTGCCGACATCGCTGGCCGCGACCGCGCCGATATTGCTGCGCGCCTGAAGTTGCTCGGCCACGGTCAGCGACTGCGCCGCATCGAAGCGCACGCGGTTGTTGACGGCGGCGAGCAGCGCGTCCAGACCGCTGGTTCCGTTCTGCAGCAGTTGCTGGATTTCCACCAGCGTGTCGTAGGCGGCGTCCGCTCCACCCAAGATTTCCGCCTTGAGCGCATCGAGCAGCGTGACGATCTTGCTCGACGAATAGGTGCTGGTGGTGGCGACTTGCGCATCGTCGATCACCGCCGACGACACCACGGCGGCCTTCAGTTCGTTGATGGCCGCGACCAGATTCGACTTGTCGGTGGTGGTGAGGTTGGCCAGGTTGCCTGCCTTGGCGCGCACATCGTTGAACTCCTGCGCGACGCGGATGACCAGGCTTTCGATACGGGTGGCAAGACTCATGTTTTCTCCTTGGGGTGTCAGGACAGCCAGCGGCTTTTGATCACGCGCCGACCGGTGTTGCGGTTGCCAGAAACAGCGAGGCCACCGCGTTGGGTGGCCTCGTTGATCGATTCAGTAGGTGTTTCAAGGGCTGGGGGACTGGCCAACCCCAGTTGTCGCTCCAGTTCCCGCCAGTGGCGTTCCTCGAAGCGATCCAGACCCGCGCTTGACGCGGCCACGCGGGCGTAGACGTAGCAGTCGAGCGCTTCGTTGCGCTCGCGCATCTTTTGCCATTCACGCACCGGGTAGCCGTTGCGGTCGCGGCGGGTGATCAGTTGCTCGGCGCAGAGTTGCTGGATGAACTCGGCGTCGATCCTGGGCAGATGGACGTAGCCGACCGGGTAGGCCACCGTCACGCCGTCTTCGGCCACGTCGGCGCTCTTGCGCAGGTTGTTGTAGAGCTCCAGCTTGGCGATGCCCACCGCCACGCTGTAGACCTTGATGCCACGGCGCAGCTTCTTGCCGCCCTGCGAGACATCGACGGCGGTGGGCGTGCCGATGAGCGCAGCGCCCCTGGCGACGCCCTTGACGGCCATCACACGCGCGTCACGGCAAGCGCGCACGAAGGCATAAGCCTCCTGCGTGGCAAAGCCGGTGTCCAGCGCAAAGCGCGCCAGCGGCATCGGCGCGCCGCTGGCGTGCGTCCAGGTCTCGGCCAGCATCTCAGCGAGGCGCTTCCACACCGCATCCCGCGCCGTGTCGCCCATCAGCACGCGGTGTTCCACCAGCCAAGCTTCCTTGCCGCGCCCGAAGGCCCAGATCGAGGCCTCGATGCGATCCTTCTGCACGTCGGCACCGCCCACCAGCAGCAGGCCGCCGGCAGGCACGCGGCCGATGGGGTAATCCTCGCGCCGCTCGATGAGGCGCTGCCAGTCGGGCGCTTCGCCTTCCTCGACCCAGGTCTCGCCGAGTTCGGTGTTCTTGAAGGTCTTGATGGCGGCGGCCGATCCCGACTCTTTGCTGACGGCGGCTTCCCACGCAGCGGCGATCTCCCGCCACGAACGCCAGCCCACCGGGCTGTACAGCGACGACAGGTGAAAGCCTGCCGTTTTGGCGCCGGGCGCCATTGCGCGCCACTGCCCATGCTCCAGCATCCAGGTCTTGTGATGCTCGGCGATGGGGGCTTCGCAGGATTCGCAGACGTAGGCCGCCGTCTCCGGTAGCCCCTTGTCCCAGCGCAGCTGCTCGAAGCGCAGCCACTGCCGGTGCGAGCAATGCGGGCAGGGCACGAAGTAGCGCCGCTGGTCGCTGGCTTCGTACTCACGCTCGATGGCCGACGCGCCCGAGATCGTCGGTGTCGAGACAATGAAGATCTTGCGCCGCGCAAAGGTGCGGGTGCGCGCCTCGGCCAGCGAGATCGCGTCGCCTTCGCCCTCGACGTCCAGCGGGTAGCCGTCCACCTCGTCGAGGAACAGATACCGCACCGGCATCGAGCGTAAGCCCACCGCACTGTTGGCGCCGGTCATCACCAGCACGCCGCCGCGAAACTCCTTGGCAAGGATCGTGTTGCCCGAATCCCGGCTGCGCGCCGGGGCGATCAGCTCGGACAGCACCGGCGACTCCTCGATCAACGGGTCGATGCGCTGCTTGGAGTTGCGCTTGGCCATCTCCACCGTCGGCCAGACCGCCATCATCGGCCCCGGCGCGTGGTGGATCACGTAGCCGATCCAGTTCGATCCCATCTCGGTCGCGCCGAGCTGGGCGGCCTTCATGAACACCACCCGCTCGATGGGCGAGGTCGGTGAGAGGCAATCCATGATCTCGCGCAGGTAAGGCGTGCGGCTGGTGCGCCAACGCCCCGGCTCGGCGGAGGCCTTGCTGGACAGCACCCGATGGCGGTCGGCCCATTCGGAGACCGTCAGCAGCGGATCGGGGGTGAGCCCCTCGCGCCAGGCCCGTTGGATGTCGTCGGCGCCGTCGTACTCCATCCTCTTCAATCCACGCGCGGGCGCAGTTCGCCCAGTTCGCTCAGGTGTTCGCGCACGGCCGCATCGAGCGCCACGTGCAGCGCGTGCGGGTCGACGTTCAACCGCGCCGCCATCTGCGCCGAGATGCGGGCCGGCCAGTTCAGCCACGCATCGCGCTCGGTGCGCGCGAGCTTGAACACGTGGGCGATGGCCTGCGCGCGGTCGACGAGCTCTCCCTTGCGCTGTGCCAGCTCCACCTTGTTGAGTTGCGCTTTGAGCACCTCGTTGACGGTGCGCGCCTGCAGCAGCGAGGTGCCGCCCGCCGACAAAGGCGCAGCCGCCACCTCCGGTGCCGGAGACGGCGGGGCTTGCCGCGAGGCGAGCGGGGCGTTTGCCGTGGCGCCGGGCTTGCCTTGGTCAGCGGACGCCTTGCGCGGCTGCAGGGTGTTTTGGGCCCACTGTGCGTCCGCCGCATCCGGATCGATCGTGCCATCCGGCAGCGGTGTGATCCGCCCGGTGTCGATGGCCTTCTTCACGGCCACGTGCGACACGCCACGGTGGCGCGCGTAGGCGCGAATGGAAAGTCCCATCGTCACCTTCAATCATTTGTTCGCTCATTTGCCGAAATCGTCTGCAGATTGAGCTTGGCTTCCATCGGAAACAGCGCGTTCATCACGTCACGCCGACCAACCCGAAAGGAACATGCCATGAGCCCAATCGACACCCTCCTCACCCAGATCGCCCAGAAGCATCTGGGCATCGACACCCTGCAAACCCGCCACGCCGACAGCCTGGACTTCCACGACGCGGCGGTGTGGTGCATCCGCGACGCGTTGGAAGTGGCCTTCAAGGCGGGCGTCGAATGTGGCGCATCGAGCCCGAAGGCCACGGACGCGGAAACGCCCAAGGACTGACCGGAAAGCGGCCAAGCCAAGCACAAAGCGCTTGGCTTCAGCCCCAGAGAGCGCGTTCATCCCATCACCATCCACCACCCCCGAAGGAGCAGCCCATGACCACCACCAACCTGACCCCGGCCCAGCACGCCATCCTGGCCAAGGCCATCCACACCAGCGGCGGCAAGATCGACTGGTTCCCCGACCACATCAAAGGCGGCGCGCGCAAGAAGGTGCTCGACGGGTTGTTCAACCGCGCCCTGATCACCCCCAAGGGTGCCGACTGGTTCGTCGCCGCCGAGGGCTACGATGCCTTGGGGCTGCCGCGTCCCGGCGTGAAGAAGCGCGTCGGCCCATTCGAAGTCAATCTCGACCGGATCATCGCCAACGCCGAAGGCGCGCATGCAGCCGTGAGCGATCCCGAACTGGAGCAAGCGGTGGCCACCGCCGAAGCGACGTGGACACAAGCACCGGCGCAGACCAAGCCGCGCACCCGACACAACAGCAAGCAGGCCGAAGTGATCCGGATGCTGCAACGCCCCGAGGGCGCGACCATCGCCCAGATCTGCGCAGCCACCGGCTGGCAAGCGCACACGGTGCGCGGCACCTTCGCCGGGGCCTTCAAGAAGAAGCTGGGGCTGGCCATCGTGTCGACCAAGGCCCCAGGCGAGGAGCGCGTCTACAGAATCGCCGGGCAGGATGCATCCGCCTGATCGAAGGCCACGCCATCCGCCTCACGGATGGCCTGCTTCCCGGTGAACTCTTCCCACCGGCGCACGATCACATCGACGTACTTCGGATCGAGTTCGATCAGCCGCGCCGCGCGACCTGATTTTTCCGCTGCGATCAGCGTCGTGCCGGAACCGCCGAAGGGATCGAGCACCACATTGCCCGGGCGGCTCGAATTGCGGATCGCTCGCTCCACGAGTTCCACCGGCTTCATCGTCGGATGCAGGTCGTTCTTCTGCGGCTTCTTGATCTGCCACACGTCACCCTGGTCGCGATCGCCACACCAGTGGCGTGTCGCCCCCTCGGGCCATCCGTACAGGATCGGCTCATACTGGCGCTGGTAGTCCGCGCGCCCCAGGGTGAAGGTGTTCTTGGCCCAGATGATGAAGGTGGACCAGTGGCCGCCCACCGCGCGGAAGGCAGCCTGCAGCACGTCCAGTTCGCTGGAGGACATCGCCACGTAGATCGCACCCCGGCAGTGGGCGATGGTGGGTGTCAAGGCCGCCAGCAGGAAATCGTAGAAGCCCTCGCCCAGGTTGTCGTTCAGGATCGCGCGATCCTTGCCGCGCATCTTGTCTTTCGCGCTGCTCCCGTAGTTGACGTTGTACGGCGGATCGGTGAAGACCATGTCCGCCACCGTGCCCTGCATCAACCGCTCGTAGCTGTCGGCCACGGTCGCGTCGCCGCACAGCAGCCGATGCTGGCCCATGATCCAGACGTCGCCAGGACGCGAGATGGGTGTCTCGCCAACCTCCGGTACCGCGTCCTCATCGGTCTGGCCCTCGTTGTCCGGCTCGTCGCCCGCTATCAGTTCGGCCAGCGCGTCGGCATCGAAGCCGGTGATGTCGAGATCGAATCCGTCGGCCTGCAAGTCTTGCAACTCGATGCGCAAGAGCGTCTCGTCCCAACCCGCGTTCTCGGCGATGCGGTTGTCCGCGATCACCAGCGCCCGGCGCTGGGTGGGTGTGAGGTGATCGAGCACGACCACCGGTACCCGTTCCAGCCCCAGCTTCTGGGCGGCGGCCAGCCGCCCGTGTCCGGCGACGATCACGCCGTCGCTGCCTGCCAGGATCGGATTGGTAAAGCCGAACTCGGCGATGGAAGCCGCAATCTGCGCCACCTGCTCCTCGGAGTGGGTGCGGGCGTTGCGGGCGTAGGGCAGTAACTTGGCCGTCGGCCACTGCTCGATCTTGTCGGCCAGCCAGTTCATGCCACCACCTCGGCATCCGGGTTGGTGGCGCGCTCGGCAGCGACCTGCTCGAAGGACTGACCCGACGCGATGCCTTCACTCTCGATCAGGGTGATCGGAACGCCGGGGTGGTTCTGCTGGAAGCGTTTGATGGCCACGTCCACGTACTCGGGCGCGATCTCGACGGTGCGGCAGATGCGGCCTGCACGCTCAGCCGCCAGCATCGTCGTGCCACTGCCACCGAATGGCTCGAACACGATGTCGCCCGCATCGGTGTAGGCCTCGATGATGAACTGCGGCAGCGCCACCGGGAACACGGCCGGGTGGTCGATCCCCTGGCCGATCTTGCCCTTGTGGCGCATCACCCGGATCACCGAGTCGGGGATGCGGGTGTCTTGCGTCGGCCGCCCCTTGTGCGTCCAGCCGCCCACCTCGCCATCCTTGCCGCGCATCGCGGTGGACGACCCATCGGCGCGCAGGTGGGTTTCCTGGCCGGCGTGCTTGCAGGGCACGATCTTGTTGGGCTTGCGGCTCTCCCGGTTGAAGTGAAAGACGAACTCGAAGCTCGGGGCCAGTCGGCCCTGCCAGTCGCCGGGCATCCCCGGCCCCTGATCCCAGACGTACCACGCAAAGCGCCGCCAGCCTTGCGTGCGCATCCACGCGAGCCAGCCATCCCAGTACGGGACGACCTCGTTGTCGCGGTGGATGAGGCCAAGGTTCACCAGCACCTGACCGTCGCCCGCCATCGGCAGATGCGCGAACACGCCACGCATCAGGCCGTCCCAATCGGCAATGCCGCCCGTGGTGTAGTCGCGCTGGTTGCCGTAGGGCGGCGAGGTGAAGCAAAGCTGTGCGACCTCACCCTGCATCAGCGTGGCGACCACGGCTGGGTCGGTGGCATCGCCGCAGATCAGGCGATGCGCGCCGATGGCCCAGACGTCGCCCACGCGGGACACCGGCGTGGCCGGCGCTTGCGGCACGTCGTCGGCGTCGTCCGCCGCGTCGTCCTGTTGTTCGCCCGTGTCCGAGACTTCGGCGCTTGCCAGCAGGTCTCGCAGCTCGGCGTCCTCGAAGCCGGTGAGCGCCAGGTCATAGCCCGCGTCGGTGAGCTCGGCCAACTCCAGCGCCAGCATTTCCTCATCCCAGCCCGCATCCAGCGCCAGCCGGTTGTCGGCGATGACGTAGGCGCGCTTTTGTGCGGCGGACAGGTGCGCCAGTTCGATCACCGGCACCTCGGCCAAGCCCAGCTTGCGCGCCGCCGCCAACCGCCCGTGCCCGGCGATGATGCCGCTCGCGCCATCGACCAGGATCGGGTTCGTCCAGCCGAACTCGACGATGCTGGCCGCGATCTTGGCGATCTGGGCATCTGAATGCGTGCGCGGATTGCGGGCGTAGGGAATCAGCGCCTCGACCTTGCGGTACTCGACGTTGAGCGTGTTCAACGTGGGAATCCCAAAAGCAAAACCCGCCGAGCGTTGCCGCCGGGCGGGTGGGTTGAATGACGATTCTGGTGGGGTGGTCACCGCGCCTGGGGGTGGTAACCGCAGCCGGTAACCTGGCCGACTGGTAACCTTGTTCGCGCCCTGACGCTAAAAAAGCGCCGCGCTCGCGCCCCCCGCATGGCGCTTTGGCCGGGAAGGACCCGTTTTGCCTCGGGCCGCTCGCTTTATCGTCACCGCTGCCCAGAAGATAGCTCAAATACTACGCCACTCTCGGGTGTTTTGTTGCATGTCCGGCTGCTCCCAAAAAAGACAAATGCGTCAATACAAGGACAAACACGTTACGCATTACCCTACGTTGCTCAGGAAGTTGAAGCTTGTTGCCCGTTGGTTGTGTTGAGCATGGTCGTGACAGTCTCCAGCGCCCGTTGCCAGCGCCGCCACGCCGTCGTGCGGTCGCAGGCGAATCGAATCGTGATGTCCCGCCAGCCATAACGTTTCGCCCGCATCCAGACCAGATGTCGCTGATCGACTTCCAGGCATTGCACCCACTGCATCGTTTCCAGCATCCGGTCGATGGCGTCCGGGCTTGGCGGGAACGGCCGGTACACCTTCTCATCTGCGGCAAATGACTCCCACTCCTTGCGCACGATGGCAGGCCACGTGTTGAAATAGCCTTGCACACGTACCGGAGGCAGACGCCGTCCGGTGTTAGCCGCTTCCTCAAAGCGTGCGGCCACTTCCTCAATAGTCCAAGCGTTGCGACGGTCAGCCATGGCGTCGCCCTCCTGTTCCGTAGAGACGTTCGCCGATCTGGCGCACCAGTTCGCGTTCCATCCAGTCCAGACGTTCGTCGTCCGGCGAGACGACCAGGATGCGCTGGTCGCGCCAGCCGCGTTGTTTGATGGCGTCCAGATCCTGGACGTCAGGTTGCAGTCGACCGAGCGGGCAGCGGTACTGGGGTGTTGGGATCTTCATCTCACACCTCCTCACGTGCGTGCTGCGCGATGGCCCAGTGCAGCAGGGCCAGCGCGTCGGCTTCGTTGTCGTCGCCGGGCGCATGGCCGCGCGCGCGGATCGCCGCGATCACCTCGTCCTTGCCCGCGTTTCCTTTGCCGGTGGCGTGTTTCTTGATCGTGCCCACCGGCACGCCCTGGTACGGGATCTGATGGTGTTCACACCACGCCGTGAGCGTGGCGAGGAAGCCGCCGTAGGCGTGGGCCGCATCGGTCGAGACGTGGCGGCGTACTTCCTCGAAGTGCAGGCAGTCGATACCGCCGCAGGATTGCTTGATCTCGGTGAGCCAGCGTTTGAAGCGCAAAAAGCGCATGCCGCCGCCCTCGAAACGTTGCGGCCGGAAGCTCTCCGAGCCGCTGGTGATGAGGCCGTCGCTGCTGCGCAGCGCCCAGCCGGTGGTGGTGGCCAGATCGAGGGCGAGGATGGTCGTGGTCATAAAGTCAGTCCCGGTTTCTTGCCGATCTGACGCAACTGGCGCAGTCGCACATAACTTCTCTACACGTGCGCGCACACGCGTGTAGCGGGATTTAGTGCAAATGTGTCGGTTGTGTCAGGCGGCATGGTTTTCATAGAAGTCAGTCGTCCGCATAGGGCGTATAGGCAGGCATCGGCGGATGCTTGAGGCCAATGCCCCGGAATCCGCGCACGCCCATGCTGTTGCGCCACTTCTCGAGTCCGCGGGTGATCAGCAGATCGGAGAAACGTCGCTGCGAGCCGATGAACTCACCCGATGCCTCGGCCCACTGCTTCCAATCCGTGAACAGCTCTGCGGTCAGTGACTTGGCGTTGACCTCCCGCACACAGCGCTCGTCGATCCAGCGGCCAAGCGCGTCCTCGGACTCGAAATACTCCTCGGTTGCCGACACCACGCTGGCGGGCGGCTTCAATCCCTCGCGCTGCCAGGCAAGGCATCCGGCCACGGCCCACGCCAGAATCCCGTCCCGTTCGGCCAGCAGCTTTTCCGTCAAACGCGGATCGCGCCGCTCGGGCGGAATCGTCACCGTGAAGGGAATCAGGTGCATCCGCCGTTTCATTGCCTCGTCGATGTTGCGGATGGCGGGCTTGTGGTTGCCCACGATCACCGGTTTGAACTGCGGCGTGTACTCGAAGAAATCCTTGTGCATGAAGCGCGCGGAAATCTTGTCGCCGCCGGTGATGGCCTTGACCTTGGATTCGTTCAAACGCCGCCCTTGCTCGGTTTCGATGGCCGTCACAAAGCGTGCGCCGCGCAGACCCGCGAGGTCGGTCGGATGGCGGTCTCCACGGGTTTCGACGAAGGTGTCCATCGAGGCGGTGGCGGCGTAGTCGCCGAGGATGGTGCTAATGACGTTGGCGAATACGCTCTTGCCATTGGCACCGGTGCCGTACAGGAAGAACAGCGCGTGGGCGCTGGTCACGCCGGTCAGGCAATAGCCGACCATCCGTTGCATGTAGGACTGCAGATCAATATCGCCGCCCGTGATGTCGGACAGGAATGCCACCCACTGCGGACATTCGCCGTCCGGGGTGGCCGTGGTGATCTTGGTCATCCGGTCAGAGCGTTCATTTGGACGCTTGCGTCCGGTCTTGAGATCGACCACGCCACCGGGGGTGTTGAGCAGCCACGGATCGGCATCCCACTCGTCGGTGGTGGCCGCATGCCTGCGGTCGGCACGCGCCAGTCGCTCGACGCCGCCAACCGTACTGGCGCTGGCCAATTTGGCGGCGACCTTGGGGTTGTCAGCGCGCACGGCGGTCTGGCGGCAGACACTGCGGATCAGATCGGTGGCGGCCAGCGTGTCCTCGGTGCGCCAGCGTTGCCCGTCCCACACCAGCCAGCGGCCCCATGCCGCGACGTAGCGCCAGTCGCGGTGGTAGCGCCGGGTGAAGGCCAGCGCCAGCGCATCCTCGGTGCCCCAGACGGATTCGTCGCTGCCGACCACTGGCTCGTCGACATCGGCCACATCGTGCATCTGCAGGCGCGGGCCGTGGGTGAGGAAGGTGGCGACGTCGAAGCCCTCAGCAATGGCGTCCGCCGCATCCCAACCTTCCGGCGCCTCTTCGGGCGGATACAGGATGTGGCAGGACTTTGCGCCTGCTGCCAGCACAGCCTGTGCCGCCTGTGCTGCGTACTCCCAACCCGGCTTGTCGCGGTCGGGCCAGATCAGCACGGCCTTGTCCTTCAGCGGCGACCAGTCAGTCTTGTCGATGGGGGCGTTCGCACCGTGCATCGCGGTGGTGGCGGTGATGCCCGCGTCGATCAATGCCTGCGCGCATTTCTCGCCCTCGACCAGCACCACCTGCGCGGCACTGACCATGCCCGGCTGGTTGTACAGCGGGCGCGGATCGGGAGGTGCCATCTTGCGCCGCTTCGCATCCCAGGGCCGGAACTGCTTCTTCTGCCCCGGTGGGTCATAGCGGTAGACGACGGCGATGAGATGACCCGCCGCATCGAGGTAATCCCACTTGGCGGTGGCGGGGCCGAGTTCATCGACGGGTGCTGATTGCTTCTTGCTCTTTGGCACCGGCGCAGAGCGCGCACGCCCAAGCAAATCGGCAGCGGCATCCAGCACGCGATTGAAGTCGGTGTGGACGGATAGCGCCAAATGTTCGGCAATCAGATCGAAGATGTCGCCGCCATCGTCAGTGGCACGATCCGTCCACAGTCCGGCTTTCTCACCATTCAGCACCACCTCAAGGCTGTCGCCGGGGCTGCCCAGCACATCGCCGATCAGGAACTTGCCGCGGCGCTTCTTGCCTGCCGGGAACAGGGTGAACAACACCGTCTCCAGCCTGGCGAGAAGTTCCGCTCGCACATCCTCGCGCTCGGCGTCACGGTTCTCCTGCACAGGAGATCGAGGCACGTCGTTGAAATCGATCATGCGTCTCCCCCCTGTACGTTGTCTGGACGACACTCCTTAACGGCAGAGCTCTTGGCTGCCCACTCCGACAGTTCAGACAAGCGGTATCGAATCAAACCGCCCAACACGTAGTGCGGGATGCGGTAGCGCGAACGTGCCGTGGGGTCGCGGAACCAGTAATACGGCAGCCGCAGAGCGATGGAGGCTTCACGGCCATCGATCATGGTTTCAGTTGTGTTGGTATTCATGCTTGCGTCCTCCAGCAGCGGTCTTGCCAGGCGCACATCCGGCATTCGAAGTGGGTCGGGTCATGGAAGGCGCGCGGCAGAAGCTCTCCCGCCTCGGTCGCCGTGATGACTCTCGCCGCCCGATCCGACATGCGCTGGGCCAGCGCCGCGTCAAAGGGCACGAGCTCGGTGTAGATCTCCATCGTGTCGGCGTTGAGCGCTGTGAAGATCGCCGGGTGCTCGTGCAGTTCGAGATAGGCTTGGTAAATCGCCACTTGCGCGGCGTAGATGGGCTTGGAGATGGTCAGGCCTTTCTTCTCCAAGTCGCTCCAGGATTTATTGCCCAAGCATTTGCACTCCCAGAGCGCGGGATAGGCGAAGCCATCGGGGCCACCGACGATGACGCCGTCGACGTGACCCTGCAGGCGACCGTCAGCCACCGAGAAACCGAACTGCCCGCCATCTGCTTTGCGGGTGCGCAGGTCGAAGCCCGCGTCGCGCAGCCACGCGACCATGCAGTCCTCCATGACGTGGCCGCGCTCGAAGATGCGTAAGCCACGGCCATCGGACTCGCGGCCCGGGTCGACGGGCGCTTGCGCGTACTCGAACTGCAGCGCGCGCTCGCAGGCTGCGCCCAGACGCGACGCGCCGAGGTAGTCGCGCGCGGGCTGCTGCGCGCGGACGCGCTGCATCCCGGCATCGACCAGTGCCGTGACCTGGCCCGAGATGCTCGATGAGGAGTTGTAGTCGATCATGGCTTCTTCCCCTTCGGTTCATCCCAAGGCAGGTCGTCCTCCAGATCCGCGAAGGGATTGGCGGCATCCGGTGCCAGCGGATCGGGCGTGGGCGGCAAGCCCCGCATGGGCGGGAATTTGCTGGCCTCGTGGTGCGCGACCATCGCGTCCGTGTAGCAGGTGACGATGGCGTCGATCACCCGCAGGGCCTCGTCCTCGGAGTACGCGCCGAGGGGCTTGTCGAAGCCGATGCTTTCTGCCGCCGCGCCGAAGGCCTTGAGGCACTTCCTCATCGCGGCGAGTTCGACGTCAGACGGATCGATCATGGCGACCTCCGTCCTGTCGATGCTGCCGTCCTTGGCGCGTTGCCAGTTCCCATAGAGCACGTGAAACGCGTCCTGGCAGCGGCGTGAGCAGAACACCCAGTCGAGCACGTAGCGGCGCGGATCGCCGGTCTTGAATCGACCGTCCGTGTGGCCGTAACCGCGTGCTTGTCGTTTGCAAACCCAGCATTTCACGCCACCTCCTTCTTGCGATTCGGGAGGCGACACCCCGGGCGCACACCATCCAAAAACCCATCGGCGGTCACGTGAAACGTCGTGCCGGGATAAGCACAGCGACGCTCGCGAATCATGTCGCCCTGGTACTCAGGGGTGCAGTCCGCACAGTACTTGCTGTCGCCAGGCTTGACCCGCTGGGCTGACGCTTTCCAGATCCGGTACTGCGAGGCGCTGGAGAAGCACAGCGGCATTCCGCCCGGCCGCAAAGGCAATACGGTATCCATGACAACCTCCCTCACTGCGCCCACGACGGTTTGCCCGTCACGGGAGCGCGCTGGGGTGCCGGTGCCTGATACGTTGGTGCCGCTGCCTGCGCCGGAGCGCCCGAGGTGCCACCGCCGGTCTTGGCCTTGGGCGGCACGCCCATGAGCTTGGCGTACTCGGGGTGGTCGGGTTCGACCGCGAGCTTGACCACGTTGCGGTCCTGGCCCTTGCCGTCTTTCTCGATGTCCACGCGAGCCAGGAACTCCAGGCCATCCAGTTCGTGGAAGCCCTGGATGCGGCGCGCGGCGGCGGCCTGCGGGCTGTTGTCCTGCGGATGGACGTTGCGCGCGCTGTTGAGTGCGGCGCGGATGAAGCTGCGCCCCATCTGGCCCCAGGTCGGGCCTTTCTTCGAGTGCAGGCCGATGTTGCTCCACATCTTGCGTTTGGCGTGCTCACCGGCGGTGACGACGAACTCGGCGGCGAGGTAGATGGAGCCGGTCTCGAAAGACTCGGTGGCGTAGCCGCCCGTCCAGCCCTGCGCCGGATCGTCATAACCGCCCGGCTTGAGGGTCATGCGCACCGGGACGAGGGTGCCCTTGGGGATCAGGTCGAAGCCGGACTGTTGAGGATCGGCATCCTGAAAATCAAAGTAGTTGGAAGACATGGCGATTACTCCTGGGATTCGGTGGGGGGCGTGGTGGCGGCACTGGCGGACGTGATGGATGTGCCCGCGCACTTGGCGATCAGCGCGCGCAAGTTGGGCGGCTCCAGCAAGTCGAGACGACCGCTGCGGTCTTTGGCCGGATAGCCGAATGGATTGACGGTGTGGGTGACGAAGGCGCGGTAGGCGCTGCCGTCCTCGGCACGAACTTCCGCCAGCGTCACGACCTCATCGACGATGCCGGGCAGTTCGAGGCTGGTCTTGCTGCCCTCGATCTGCGGCACGAACACTTTGCGGTTGTAGTCGTCGAGCCGTTCGTCGAGGATGGCGACGAACACCACGTTCTTGCCGCGCGCGTGCTGCAAGTGGGTCAGCGCCGCGATCATCTCCTGGCCGAGCAGGCCATAGGCCGCGCGCAGGTCGGGCTTGCCGGAGCGGTCGCTGACGCTACCCGGCTGCGTCTTGCACCACGCGAAGCACTGACGCGAGAGCTGCGTGATCGAGTCGAGGAAAAAGGTCTGGTAACGGTCGAGCTGCGCCGGATCGCCGAACTTTTCGACGACGTGGTCGTAGTGGGCCTGCGAGAACGCCGACTCTGGCGGCAGCGATTTGTCCGGGCCCGCGAGGAACACGAAGAAGTCGCGGCTCTCCGGCCACGAGCCCGGACGGATGGTGTCCCCCGGCCAGTCGGCCACGGCCAGGTCGCCCGCCTCGATGTCGAGGAACAGCGTGGTGGCCGGGTCGAGGTCTTTGAGCCGGGTGGTCTTGCCGATGCCGGACTTGCCGAGCATCAGGAGCTTGACACCCTTGCGCTCGGCCATGCGCTGCTGCGCGGAGATGATCGGGAGGGACATCACGCCACCTCCTTCAACTCTTCGGCGACGGCGGGATTCCAGAGGATCTGGTAGCCGCTGTGGCCGTTGCGCGAGTACGGCATGGCCTCGGCCCAGGCTTCACCGGCCTCGGTCAGTTCCCATTCGTCGCGGTCGTTGCGAAACTGCAAGCCAGCCGCTGCCAGCAACTGGTTCGTGGCCTTGGCCGAGCGGTTGAGCAGCTTGCCGAGCTGGGTGGCGTTGAGCGAACAGATCGGTTCGTTGGCAGCGGGCAAGGCGCGGCGCAGGGTTTCGACGGCGAGGCCCGTGTTCTCGTGGATGCAGGTCAGCGTCGCCGCCATCGCGATGCCGGTCTTGACGCCCGGCACCTTGGCGACTGCCTCGCCGATCAGCAGGATCGCGCTCACGCGGTCGTGGGTCGGTGCGGGCAAGGAAGCCAGCGCACCCGGAGCGGTGTAACTGCCGGTCTTGCGGATCGTGGGCAGCACCTCGCTGGTCACCCAGCGCTTGAAACGTTTGGCAGCGTCCTTGGTGCTGCCGAGGATCAGGGCGTAGAGGCCTGATTCGTTGACGTGGTTGGCGCGCTGGGTGCGGCCGAGGTTGTCGATGACGTCCAGTTTCTGGACGTCATCCGGATCGACATGCGATTCAATCGCCTGGCGCGGATTGCCGAACTCCAAAACGGAACAGATATCGCTGGCGTTGAACCACGGCAGTCCCGCGTCGTCGACCTGCACGCGCACAGCGTGTGCTTCGAACTGGAAGGGAATGATTGCACTCATGGTCATTACTCCGAATCAAGGGAAAGGGTGAAGGACGGCTTGCCGGAATCCACGGTGCGAGCGGCGGCGAACTGCTGCTGGAGCGCCGGAGGCCAGTTCGTGTAGCGGGATTCGGAGACGGACAGCTTGACGTCGAGGTAGCCCTCGACCTTCTCGCCCGAAGCCACGATGCGCTCGGCGATTTCGGCCAGTTGCTGCTGGTTCCAGCTGACCTTCTTGGGCAGCTCGAACTTCAGGTGCAGCGGGCCGTCGCTGATGTGGGCGGTGCCGAAATCGCGGCCGGATTCACGCAGCGCGGCACGGGCCCGCTCGCCGTAGCACTGATCCAGCGCCGCATCGAACTTGGTGCGCGCCTTCTTGAGCCAGTCGATGGCCGCATCGAGGTTCTTGTCGACCTCGTGCTTGACCTCGGGCGGCAAGGCAGCCAGCTGGCTGACGGACATCGCGGCGATGTCGGCGGGGAAGATGGTCATATCGCTCATGGCCGTCCTCCTCACTGGTACGCCCGAGCGAAGGTCGAATGGCGCGCCACGCGCCGCTCGAAGGCCTCGACTTCCGAGATCAGATAGGTGACGCGCGAGCCGAGCTTGCAGAAGACCGGGCCGAGCTGTTCCTGCCGCCAGCGGCGCAGGGTTTTGACAGAAAGTCCCCAGCGGCTAGCCAGTTCCTCTTCAGTCAGTGCAATGCACGGGTGTGCAGTAGGCGTCGATGGCACGCGGGATGCGTGGCCATATCGACGAGTTGGGTGGGTATTTGCCATTTGCAGTGCTCCTTTGAATTAAACGGGCACTGCTCATTCTTCGAATCTGACGCCGGATCGTGTCCGGATGCCTTTCCGGAAAAAGCGCCGGAAATTTACTGACGTGTGCGCAGCCGGTAATGGCCGCGCTGACCTTCGATGCGCACAAGCCAGGTCGTCCAGCCGCGACCAAAAACGCTGTCGGGATCTTTGCCGCAGCCGGTTCGTGCAACGACGTCCTCCCATTTGAGGCTGTGCTGCTGGCGCGCCTTCCAGAACAGCGCAATGACCTCCTTCTGCTTACCCTTGAAAATCTTTGGCTCTGCAACGCAGGCCAGCTTCAGCTCGCCGGTATCCGCATCGAAATACTCATCCGGATCGTCTGCATCGGCAGCGACGCCCTTCAGCAAGCGATGGAGGAGCTCGGCGTCACAGGAAAGGCCATCGCCGGAATTCACGATCAGCCGGTCGATGCCACAGGTCTGGTGACTGTTCGGTAGTTCGATATCCAGGTCGTGTGCAGTCAGCACGATGCCCTGGCTGGGCCGCTTGGCGCTGAGAAGCGCTTGCCGCAAATCCTGATCGCCAGCATTCATACGGCGGGCAACATAGACCGGCGCGTGCCGATGTGTGTTTCCCACCCGGATATTGCCCAAATGCCAGAGGTGATCTGCGATGACCTCCCGACTGCGTGCCCGCTGTGAAGGCTCGATTTCGAGCAGGTCGCAAATCTCGTCCATCCACGCATCAATGTTGACCACGTACAACGCGATATCCGCCAACGGTCGCGTGACGACCCGGCCACGGCAACCCGGGCTTTGGTAGCTGTAGGTCTGCAGGTCATCGTCGACATCAACCTCGACCTCCTGCTCACTGTCGAGCACCGGCACAAGGATATGTGTCAGGTGTCCATCGGCCATCACCCATCGCCTAGCGAGGAAAGCAGCAGCGTGACCACGCAAGTCGTCAGACTGCAGCCGTTCCTCGAGGCTGCGGGCACGTTCCAGTACCAGCAAAAATTCCGAGTGCAGCATGGCGACTTCAGTACTGGCGCGCGCAATCAAGTTGCATGAGCTGGGCAAACACCAGCTCGCTGTCGGCCCTGGTCAGCTTGGCATCATTGAACCCGTTGGGCGCCGTGATCTGCACCGATACATCGTGCGCTTTGCGATGCGCGGTTTGGCCGATGCGGAAGGTCAGTTTGACCTGCTTCACGACGTAGTTCGTAAGGTCGACAAGCGGATAGACCTGTCCTGCCACCTCGTAAATATTGCGATCCTCAAAGCGGTCGCGCTTGATCAGCAACGGGTTCTCCACGCGACGGGCGATCAGTCGGTTTTTCACCGTGGTCTGACGTACTTCCGGGTTGGCAATCAGAATGTGCTTGATATCGATGGATTCGATGCCTGCAATACGGTCTTTCTTGAACCGGGCCAGGATGGCGGGCGTACAGAAACCCATGAGGTCGAACTCGCGCATCGGCATGGTGTGAATGTCGCCATCGCCGCCCAGCACCACGTCGCGGAAGACCTTGGCCAGTTCGGGCCGCACGGTTTCATCATCACTGAATACCGACAATTCGCCTTTGCTGCTGTGCCAGGAATAGCGCACATAGACCGTCGACGAGTCATCCACATCGGTGTCCTCGCCATTGATGATCTTGGGGTAATGAATGTGCTTGCCGTTGAATTTGACCGATAGCGTGTACAGCAGCACCGGCGCATCGGGGGCATCACTTTCCCGGTGGGCGAACGGCTCTACGAGGATGTCCTCTGCCTTGACCTGCGGAAACAGTTCCGCCAGACGCTGTTTCATGCTTTCTTCTGCATAAGCATCCAACGTGGGCTGTGCGCCTTTGGGACCCAGGTAATGGCTCGAGTATTTTTCGCTCTGGAAATGCCGCAGCACCTGCTGGCGTTGTTCGGCGTGCTCAAAGCGATTTTTCACGGAGCCTGACGTCGAACACTCCTGCTCCAGATACAGGTACAACGCCCGGCTGTATTTGTCGGACGGCGCCGCCAGAATGGCAGCATCATCGGGCCTGCTTGCATCCATCAGTTCCGTCACTGCCAACGCGCCATACTCGTCGACCAGCAATGTGATGCGCTCGGCGGCGCGTTCGAGCCGCGCCTGCACTTCCGGCTGCATCCCGGCAACCAGTGCGAACAGCGCATTGCGGGATGAAATAGGCAGCGAGCCTTTGGCGTCATCGGTCAGCGCCTGTACGGCAGGGAGTGCCTGACCATGCGTCGATTCCAGTAGCACCCGCAGCAGCACCGGGCGCTGCACTTTGCGTGTGAGGTGAACCAGACGCTCCAGATGTGGCAAGGTGCTGGGGCCGTTGTCCTTGCCGCGAGTCCGGGTTTTGCCATGTTCCGTCCCGGCAAGCGCAGACACGTTGCTGGATTGGATGTCGTTCAGTTCGGTTGTTGCCATACACGCCACTCCTTGAGAAACAATGTGCGCGATTGCGCGAAAGGTTAATTGATCGGTTCAAAAAACGCCGACGCGAGGTCGGCGCGAAAGTTTTGCGGTTCGTTGTTCAGCGCACTGCAGCCCCCGGTCGGGTCAGGCCGTAGCGCTGCAAGCGCACCTGCACAAAGCGCGGGTTGACGCCAAACCGCATGGCCAGTGCCCGTTCCAGCAATTCCATATCGACGGGGGATGTCGCGCTCAGTTGCAGACTGGTGCCGGGGATCTCCGCATCGAGCGAAGGCCCACGATGCACGCTGACCTTGTATTGCGGAGCCAGCTCCTCTGCTGCTGTGCTCAACAGTTGGCGCGGTACCAGCAGCGACCCCATGAACTCGTTGGCGCGCAGCTCGGCAAAATGCGCTTCAGTCGCCTGTGCTGCTGACGGGGCAGTTGGCACTTTCGCCAAGTGCTCGCTGTCCGGTGTGGTGGTGCGATAGGCGCGCTGCCCACTTGGTTCAAAGGCGTCGAACAGTCCTGGTCCCTTGCTGCCATCCAAGATCCAGCCTGGTGCATCGAACACCGCGTGTCCGAGTTCGTGGGCCAATGTGCTGAGTGCCAGCAGCTCGTTGAGTTTTTCGCTGACCGGCGACACGCATACCATCGCCGTGTCCGGGACACATGGGTCGTACTCACAGATCCCGAATACGGGCTTGCCATCCTCATCATGCACCTCGCATTCGGTGCTGACCTCGAGCGCGAAGTCGATGCCGTTGATCTCCAACCGGTCGATCTGCCTCAACGCGTCGAAGGCAATGGCATCAACACCACTTTCCACCAGCTGCTGACGGGCCTGTGCGGCGATGGCTTCGATTTCAACGTGCTTGAGGAATTTGGGGCGCTTGCGGTCGCAATGCCGGTAGTCGAGGGTCAGAGCCGGCATTCACTTTTTCTCCGTGACTTCCCGGCGGTACATCCGCACCACGCTGGCCACATCCTCGCGCATATCGGGCGGCAGACGGCTGGCCTCAACGAAGGCGTCGTCCGGATCGATGCCCAGAATCTCTGCCGCTTTGCGGATCAGCTCGTCCTTGGGCGGCTTTTCCATGTTGCGCTCGATGCGTGACCAGTAGGCAGGCGAAATCCCAAGCTGACGCGCGAAGTCGTTCATCTGTATCTGCTTCTCTTCGCGCTTCTTGCGAATGAAGTCTCCGAAAGGCATGGCCTTTTCCTAATTGCGTAATTGGTTAATTTCAGGATCATAAGCCCAAGACGTGCGCCGGTCAACTGTTTCGTAAACGCGCAATTTTCTGCGCCGATTACCCTGCGTTGCCATCCTGTCCGAAGGATCAGGTTCACTATTTCTGACGGTTGCTATTCCTCGGAGCCGTCATGAAGAACCTCGAACTCGCATCTCCCACGGAGATGAGCGCCAGCGCCCGTGCTGGCGAAATCGCCGCCATCCTTGCGGCTGCCATCGTCCGCACCCTTGCTGTGGATGAGCCGAATCAGAGAGCTGTTGGCCTTGGCTTACCTGGCGACCAGCGCGTTCATACAACCCCCTATCGAGAGGAGCAGTTGTGATGAACGAAAACGAAGTTTTGCTGAAGGCTCATACCGGCGTAGCGGATGGGAAGTCCGCGCAAGCGGACGGCCGCAGCCACCAACAAGCCTGCGTCGCCGCGCGGATCGCCGAGCTCGCCTGCCTGCCGATGTCCGAGCTCTGGACGCTGTGGGATCGGTACTTCCCGCGCCGCCCGGACTACCCCAACCGCACACACATCGAGTCGCGCATTGCCTACAAGCTGCAGGAAGAAGTCTTCGGCGGCTTGAACCCGGAGCTGCGCCGGAGGCTGGAAGCCATCGGCGAGCGCCACTCCAAGATCAAGCTGCGGGCCAAGCCGCGCGAGTTCAATTTCGCGCCGGGCACGGTGCTGCTGCGCGAATGGGGCGAGCGCGAACACCGGGTGACCGTCACCGCCGAAGGGCTGTTCGAGTATGAGGGTCGCACTTTCAAAAGCCTGACCGCCGTGGCACGGCACATCACCGGCCAGCACTGGAGCGGGCCGTTGTTCTTCGGCCTCAACGGCAAGGGACGTGCGCGATGAACGAAATCGCCAGCACCAAGACTCGCAAGCGCTGCGCCGTCTACTGCCGGGTGTCCTCGGACGAACGTCTCGATCAGGAGTTCAACTCCATCGACGCGCAGAAGGAGGCGGGCCACGCCTTCATCGCCAGCCAGCGCGCCGAAGGCTGGATTCCGGTGGCCGACGACTACGACGACCCTGGCTTCTCCGGCGGCAACATGGACCGGCCCGCATTGAAACGCCTGCTGGCGGACATCGAGCGCGGCTTGATCGACATCGTGGTGGTCTACAAGATCGACCGCCTGACGCGCAGCCTCGCCGACTTCGCCAAGATGGTGGAACTGTTCGATCAGCGTGGTGTGAGCTTCAGCGCCGTCACGCAGCAGATCAACTCGGCCACATCGATGGGCCGGCTGATGCTCAACGTCCTGTTGTCCTTCGCCCAGTTCGAGCGCGAGGTCACCGGCGAGCGTATCCGCGACAAGATCGCCGCCGCCAAGCGCAAGGGAATGTGGATGGGCGGCGTCCCGCCCCTGGGCTACGACGTGGTCAACCGACAGCTGGTCATCAACGAGGCCGAGGCGGCGGTGGTGCGTCGCATCTTCGAGGAGATGCTGACCATCGGCTCGCCGACGCGGATCGCCGCCAACCTCACCGCCGAGAACATCACGACCAAGGCCTGGACGACGCAGGAGGGGCGGGTGCGCACCGGCACACGCATCGACAAGAAGTACATCCACAAGGTGCTGCGCAACCGCATCTACCTCGGGGAGTTGTCGAACCGGGGCCAGTGGTACCCCGGCGCGCATGCGCCGATCATCGACCAGGTGCTTTGGGACAAGGTGCATGCCGTGCTTGCCAAAGATAGCCATGCCCGGTCGGTGGAAACGAAAATCCGCTCGCGCACCGATGCCCTGCTGCGCGGCCTGCTGTACGCCCCCTCGGGCGAGCGGATGTACCCGACCTACTCGCGCAAGAACGGGCGCAAGTACCACTACTACGTGTCCAAGTCGGAAAGCCGCTTCGGCGCACCCGGCAAGATCTACCAGCGCCTGCCCGCGCCGGAGATCGAGGCGGCGGTGGTGGCCCAGATCCGCACGGTGCTGACCAGCCCGGAATCCATCGCAGCGGTGGTGCGCCACATCCGGCAGAGTCGGCAAATGAGCGGCGCCAAGATCGACGAGGCCACCGTGGTGATGGCCATGGGTCGTCTCAACGACGTGTGGGATCAGTTGTTCCCGGTGGAGCGTCACCGCATCGCCAACCTGATGATCGAGCGCATCGACCTCGTCCACGTCGGCGAGGTGCAGGGGATCAAGATCAAGTGGCGCGAGTTGGGCTGGGACGCCCTGATCGGTGAGTTCGCCCCAAGGAGCATCGGTGCGGAACTGCTGGAGGCCGAGGCCTGATGGACGACACACTGGAGACCTTCGTGCCCCTGCAGTTCAAACGCAAGAAGGGAAAACTGCTGGTCGACGGGAAGGAGGGCGAGCACGACACCACGATCATCGAGGCCGTGGCCCGTGCGATGCACTGGCACGCCCTGCTCGACTCAGGAGCCTTCAAGAGTGTGGCCGAAATCGCCAAGGCCGAAGGACTGATGCCGACGACGGTCGGCCGATTGCTGCGCCTGGCGCGACTTGCCCCGGACGTCATCGAGCAGTTGATGGTGGGCTGCCAGCCTCGGCCGCTCACATTGCTGTGGCTGATGCGAAACGACATCCCGGCGCTCTGGGCAGATCAGCGCCAGTTGCTGGAACAGTTCAGGTAGGAGGCACGATGTCCAGAAAGCACTACGGCAAGCAGACAGGCCGCGCCACCATCCACGAGTTGCCCACCCCGGCTGGCGGTGTACGTCTGGAGACCTTCGTGCCCTGGACGCTGGTCAAGCGCGGGCTGAAGAAGCAGGTCATCACGCCCTTGGACGCGCCGCAGGAATTTCTGTCCGAGGCCACCCGGGAGCGGGAAGCCCGGTCGGCCGCGCAGGACAGCGCGCTGGTGCGGGCACTGGGCCTCGCGCACCATTGGCAGCGGCTGTTGGACGAAGAATGCTTCGCCTCGTTGACCGAGATCGCAGAAGTCGAGGGTATCAATCTTGCTCAGGCCAGCAAGATCATTCGACTGACACAACTGGCGCCCGACTTGGTTGAAGACATTGTCCACGAGCGCATCGAAGTGAGTGCCAGCCAGTTACTGCGCAGCAAGCTGTTTGCAACTTGGCCGGCCCAGCGCAAGGCCCTCGGTGCCGCCTTTGGCTGACCTGTTCCGCCGCCCCAGCACCGCCGAAAGGCGGTTTTTTTTGCGCCCGCAGCAGGCTCGGTCGCTCTCCCTGGGCAGACGCCAAACCCAACCGGTGGCTCGCAAGCCCGCATGAATACGAGATCTGGCCTCTTGGATGTTCAAGAGGCAAGCAGAGAAAAACGGAGACAGAGAGGCGGGAATGGGGTGGAAGTCGCCGCATATCGAGCGGCCATGTTCAAGAGGCCATGCCCGGAATCCGCGCCGACGTTGGCGCTGCGGGCAAGAAAAAACCCAACCGAGAACGGTTGGGTTTTTGGTAAGTGGTGGCCTGGGGCGGAATCGAACCACCGACACACGGATTTTCAGTCCGCTGCTCTACCAACTGAGCTACCGGGCCAGAGCCATGGATTCTAGCAAACTGCGCGGCGCCCCCCGGCGCTGCGCCGCA